GATAGGCCGTGACCGCCTCCTCTAACATCTTATTGTCGCTTTGACGCTCTCCAATGGTTTGCAGTGCACCACCCAGATTATTTTGCGTCCTCGCCCACTGAAGCGGCACTTCTTCTTGGGTACGTTCTTTTAAAGCTTCACGATAGGCCGTGACCGCCTCCTCTAACATCTTATTGTCGCTTTGACGCTCTCCAATGGTTTGCAGTGCACCACCCAGATTATTTTGCGTCATCGCCCAATCAAGCGGCACTTTTTCTTGGGTATATTCTTTTAAGGCTTCACGATAGGCCGTGACCGCCTCCTCTAACATCTTATTGTCGCTTTGACGCTTTCCAATGGTTTGCAGTGCATTACCCAGATTATTTTGCGTCTCCGCCCAATCATAGGGAAAGTCAGCCTGTGGGGCGAGTGCCAAAGCTTGCTTATAAACCGCTATAGCATCAACCAGTGCCTGATTATCAGCTTTATATTCTCCATGTTGTTGTAAAGCATTAGCTTGATCAATAAGATAGCTCCAACGCATATAATTATTGCTGGCAGGCACACGTTTTTGTGCTTGTGCAAAATAGTCTGCTGCTTCCAAATAACGCAGTTGTACAAGGCTGATATCGGCAATGCGGGAAAGATTTGCTGCTGATTGCAACTGGCGTTTTTCAATATCGGCAATGTCAATATCATCTGCCTGTTTTAGAATCTCCTTTGCTTCATCATATCTGCCTGCCTCAAAAGCTTCTTCCGCCTGTTTATATAAAGCCCTTACGGCAGTGGAAGTATCGGCAGGAAGATTTGCCAGCTGATTCTTTAATTCCAGATATTTAGCAGCAATTTCCTGTAATTTTACCCCATGCTGCTCTGGCGGTACATTCTGCTCTTGCAAAATTTTAAAGAAGCTCTTAACCGCATCAACAGACACATTATACTTCTGACTAATATCTTGGATTTCTTTATCTTTGTAGTTTATGACAATATCCTTGGTTTTGATGGCGTCTTCTTGTTGTTTTAATAATGTTTCAACGCCCTCTGATTTAAGACCATTATGACTGTTAATAGTACTGCCAATTATATCACCACCAACTGCAATACCACCTTTTTCCGCCTTAATTGTAGGCTTATCGTCAGCCACTAAAGGAGCCATGATAGTAGCTAAAGCAGAAATAATTGCTGCAATAAGCACAACCTTATTCCCTTTGGATAATCCTAAAAACCAATTTAGTATGTTAGTTATAAAACTCATTTTCCCCGTAAAATTATCTTAAAGTATTTCCCTCCCTTTCGTGGTGGGGGAGGAGGCTATAACTTGAAGTAAAGAAAATAGTCGAAAAAAAAACTATTAGCAAATAAATATGTGTAACTCCCCAACAAATGGGTAATAGTTGGGGAGTTTTTGACGCGGATTTATCTCGTGTAAAGCCGCATAAAACCTAGTGTTTTTGTGCATGGCGTTTCTGAAACCACGAAAAGACTGGATTCTAACAGCCCAAGTATTGAAGGAATAGCCCTTAAACTTAGGAAGAAATCAGGGGGACGTTGCCACCTTCTTTTTCACGAAGTTGATAAACGCCCCGTTTGCGTTCTTGGGCTGGAATCCTCCTATAAGCGAGAGCGTGAATTGTTCTTGTATGGCGTAGAAATCCCAGCCAGTCCGAGCCTCCGTAACAATACGCCTATAGCATTTCAATCTTGAAATGCTATAGAATTTTTTGTCAGGTTTGATTGAGCAAGTAAGGAAGTAGGCAATCAAATAACCGTCAAATAAGTAACCGTTTGTTATATGTAATTATTTAGCATGTCGGTGAAATGTATTTCGTTGACATATCAAAAAGAAACAACGATTAATTATTTAATCTGCACCCTATCACCCAAGAACGGATATTTAATTACATCAGCAGGGGTTGCCTCGCTCGTATTATAATCCCTCGGCAATAACCCGATATGTTCAAATGCCGCTGCTACAAGCTCACTGCAAAAGAGTTTTTCGTGATTTTCCACGTTAGCGAACAATATATCGAATAAGTCACACCCTGCCCCTATCGCTCCAAGTGTATCATATTCTATCTGCATTTTATGCAACATCATCAAGAATATTACAAGCTTGGCTTTCTCTCCTTCGGATAATGGATTGCGTACCCTTCGCCAATACACTTGACCGCTATAATCATTCATGCGGTCACTTAAATATTGAATCTGAACGCCCTTGAATAGCTTTCCTGTGTATATATCGGGCAAGTTGTTTAAAGATGTGCTTTCGATTATTAAAACTCTTTCCTTGCCGTCTAGCAATTGTTTTTTTAAGACCATTGCAACATGTGAAATATCACTGTCGGTTTTGGCTTTTATAATATTTGAAATATCACTTTTTCCGGAAAAAGATATAACGTCACCGGTTTTCATCCTGCTTCTTACGTTTTCATACATAATTTTTACCTTTGATTATTAATTTAAAATTACTAGGATATCCGATTACGTCTTTAATCTGCCTAATGGCATTTTTAGAGCTATATACTGCCTTTTCAGGATTGCCGTTTAGATGCATATAGCCACAACCTAGACCCACGGCAATACAACCTTTTACATCTAACGCCCAGTTGCCGTGATGAAATAGTATTTTACTCCGATTCTTCACATTCTGAACCTCCCAAACATCGGGATATTTATCGGATGAGTAAGGCTTAACAACATACTCACCTTCAGGTATGCAGCTTTCAAAAGGCTGATTATTTAAATCAGGCCTTTCTATCGTATTCCATACAGGATTATCCCTACCTTTCACGTACATAAGCCCCATTGTCGCATCTTTAAAATACGACCTTTCAATAATTAATGTTTCCACCAATCAACCGCCTAATATTATGTTTTTTAATTTTGAGAATGCTCCGGCAACAAAGCCTATAACGATTGAAACAATTGCAATATGGCTCATAGTCGAACGCATATCTGATATTCGCTTATGAATTGCATTGTGTTCGGATTTATCACTTTTTTCATGGTTATCACGCCATTTATTTATTTCATCAAGTTTTGACAGCACAAGCTTCATATCACCTTTTACTTCCGTCATTAATATATGAAGTTGTGCATTTGTAGGTTCATCGCTCATTACTAACCCACAAATAATTTAAGCCTTTGGTCAAAATTCGGGTATATTGACTTTAGCTCGTCCCAAGTATGATATGTAGAATTCGGATCCTGCAATTTTTTATTTAGCAAAATAGATTCCAAAACTTCGGCAGAATCTTTAAATTTTTCTATAGTCACATCTAAAGCCTCATAAATAGCACTTCCGCTATATGGAACTATAGAATCTAATTGATGGTTAATCGTCAGAATTCTACCTGTAAAATCAAAATCTTCAGGGCTATTATAAGTTCCTGATACGCTGACAAGAAAATCAACACTCATTTCATCAATATGAGAAAGCAACCTCATCGCCGCCATAGCACCGTTAGAAGCACTTATAATACCCCCGTTTTTGTATGACAATCCGTACTGTTTTAAAAATTCTTCAAGCAAATCACTCAAGAATCTGTTATCAACCTTCTCCTCGTCTTTAAGCCGCCAACCTCTGTGAACTAAATTGCCGTTTGCGTCCGCAAGGATTTTATCTCCTTGTGCAAAACAAATATAATGCTCCGGAAATAAAGTTTGTAAGGCTGTTGTAGCCTTCATTTGGTCAGGACTTCCATAGCCTCCGTGTAGGGATAAAATCCACTTACCGTTAGGATTGACAGGCTCTACAATCACATTCTCACGGTTAACACCATTGGCATCTTGCAATGTTAATATTGACATAATTATCTCCTATAAAAATGAATTTCTAATACGGCTTAATTTACTTACAATCCGTTATTTGCACTGGAATATCTTAGCCAAATGGAACCTTGTTTGATTAACTTAATAGAGTCTAACAAATTATCTAATGAGAAGTCCGCACCTAACCAAATATTGCCGGTGCCATTTTTTACAACAACAGTCCTTGCACTTGATAAAGCTCGCAAACAAACTGTGTCACCCTCGGTTCCGCCGGTTATAGTGTCAAGATCGTCAGAGGCGGCTGCACTCTCCGTATCGACTATAATATTTGAGCTGCTTATTGATATAGCTCCCGAAGAAATAGTCTTATTTATTGCTGCACCGATATTTAAAAATCCGCTAACAGCAACATTGCCACCTGTTATAGATACGTTATCAGAATCTTGGGTAGCAAGGGTTCCCAGACCTGAAACTTGACTTTCTGCAATAGATAAAGCAGCCTGATGCTGAGTAACACTTGATTCGGATATCCTCTCATCTGCAAATGTTCCGCTTGCGACATCTGATGCCGCTAAAATTACGGCTCCGGTCTTGCCGGCAACCGACAACACAGCGTCTGTATAATCAAGTTTTAGCCAGTTAGCTGCATATGTTGAAGTTGAGGCATTATCGGTAATAGCAACTATACGGTCATTTGCCGTAAATTCTACGCTATCGACCGTTCCATCCGTTGATACTATATAGCTATCACCTGCCTGAGCAGTTCCGCCTCCGGGAAAGCTTCCTGCCGAAGCGTCCCACGATCCTTTCAAAACCACCGAAGCATCAAGCTCATTAACTCTTGATTCTATAGCATCTAAATCAACCGCCTGTGTTACGGTGATATAATCTAATTTAGTGCCGTCTGCGGCAACGTCACGACCGTCTACCGTACCACCTACGGTTATATTACCGCCGATATCTATTGCATCACTATAAACGTTTGCAAATCTAAACGAGGCACTTCCAATATTGTAGGCACTATCCGTATCAGGTACAACATTTGAATCAACAGCATCACTCCAAGAATCGCCGCCACCGGCACCCAAATCAACATTAGTGCCACCTATTCTTCCAAATAATTGATTAGTCGAGCTATTATACCAAATATCCGCATTAGCTAATGTTGCCGGGTTTCCGGCATAAGAACCTGCATTCATTCCTGCGTTATCAGAGTCAGGACTGAAGGTTTGCTTTTTACCCGCTTGATAAGAACCTACAGCATTATAATCAACCAGAGTCGTTGAGTTATTGAATCCACCGACAACAACATTTATCGTATCGCTATCTTCCTCAACAACAATACCACCATTTACTACAATTGTAATATTAGACATTTACTACCCTAATCAATAAACTCAATAGTCCCTTCCAAAAACTTCCAATCAAGCGAACCATCATCGCTGTCAGAAAGAACCGTGGTGTAAAAAGCCGCATCATGGGTTATATTAACCGTGTCACTTTTCGGGATATCGAAAGAAACATTGCTTGTTCCTTGTGTTATAGTGCCTGCAAGGGTAAATAAAGATTCACCTCCCCTTTTATCGGTAACAAACATTTCAGCGGTATTATAAATTGATAAATCCCTTTTTACACCATTGGCGTAATCATCATAAATCGTAAAGTTTTTATTAGTTAAACTTCCTTTTTTAAGCGAAAAGCTATGTTCACCGATATGCTTCGTTGTCATAATTGATACTGTTTTAATATCTATAAAAATTAATTTTCTAATACCGGATGCGACAATTTTTTTATCTCTTCAAAATCGCTAAGATTATTCAATTCAATCTGACATTCTTGAGGAACATCAAGCAATATCTGCCTCTTTTTCATAAGCTCTTTAATTTTGGCTTTGTTTTTATCACGCTCGGCTACGATCAAATCCTTGTCTAATTCTTCTAACTTACGGTTTCTGATTAATCGAATTTTTTCCAGTTTTATAGCTCTCGCTTTACTTATATCAACCAAAACAACGTTATTTTCTTTATTATAAAAAAGTGAATCAAAATAATATGCATAGTCTTTTGGTAAATCGCACCGATTTATGATTGCAAAGTTGAATTTGTTTTTTAATTCTTCTATCGAATTTCTATTTAAAAATGCAAGTGCCGTTTCTTCAGTGTAATATTCTTTCTTTTGATTTTCCGGATTTATCAAATAGTTTACAGTAATATTACCTTTGTCGACTTGTTCTTGTATTGAACTTATTTTGCTATAGTTCGGCTTCTGAACTTTTATTATTTTATTTAAATTATCGTAAACTATTACCTCTGTAAAAATGCCGTTAATTTTTTTTCTAACCAGTTCTTGAGTAGGCTCTACCTTTTCATCAACAATTTCATAAGTTATAAGTTCGTTTATATCTGATACGCCCAACATAATCCTGTCTAGTAATATCCTTATGTCCTCGATACTCTTTACGGCAACTTCAAAAATGCTTTTGCCGTATCTTTCTTGACTTTTTGAAGGAAATATTATGGAACTAACGGAAAAATCGTTTTTATAAGTTATTATAGTTTGATTTGTTAACTTATTCATAGTCTTAATTATCTCCCGCAAACATCATGTGAACTTCTGTATTACCGGTATTTTCAGTGCCATCATCCTGATGCACAGTAACGTAATATTGAGTTGTCGTTTGACTGTTGTTAGTCCCAATGCTCAGCATATTACCTTGTCCTCCGGCTTGCTGAGAAGGTATCCCTGAACCAACGTAATTAGCGTTGGAAAACGCACTATCAAAAGTAACACGCAACTCTGTGCCAGTCACTATCGCGACAGAACTTACTCCGAAATCGTCAACTATCGTTTCAGACGAATTCCATTTAACCCACGCCTTAACAGTCTGAACATCAGATGCTAACTTCGCTTGCGTTATAGCACCATTATTTATATTTGCCGTATTTACAGCATTACTTCCAAGTTCCGATGAACCCACAGCACCGGCAGCAATGGCATTAGCTGTAACGCTGTCGGTGTCTAACGCCGCAGCTTGAATTTTAGGAGCACCGCTCGCACCTTCAGTAATAGCAATAGGATTGTCACGCAGTTTATTCATCAAGCTAGTTGTAACAGGGCTATCAACATCAATATCCGTGTTGTTTATAGTAGTATAAGTTGTCATATTATTTTCCAACCCTCGGTGCTATCAGACATCAATCCTGAATCATTTGTAATATAACACCCCTTATCAAGTTCCGCCTGAGTCGCACTGCCATAATCATTTGCCGAGTTGTCCATAACAAACCCGAATCGCCCGATATAGCCGAACTTAATGCACTTATATGTTACTTTATGACCGCTCTCGACCTCATGCCGAGATATAACAAAAAATAAAGTTGAAAGCTCATCACCCTGCGGGTCAACCAGCGACCTGTGGCTTATTCTTAACACCCCGCCTACATCGATAGAACGGTCTTTCGCATCTACCGAAAACTGCACATATACAGGGTTATCCTTGTATGACAAAACAATTTTACTTGCGGTAGATAATGCCAGTGCAGCATCGTCTTCGGTAAGCCACCTGCTATATACCGATCGGATACTTGGACCGTCATATTGATTTTCAGATTCTTTATCCAAAGCAACAGATAATTGAGCTTTCTTATAATTAGACTCGTCTTTTAAATCTTTCGTAGGGTCGTTAACATCATAAAAGAACCATAACTGCGACACCCTTTGAGCCGGCTCTCTGGTAATACTAAAACTGTTAGCTATAATATGATTTTCTTCGGTGATATCTGTTATTGATTCATCTTGAACAGGTCGTACCGCTTGAAATTTAACCTCCTGATTTACCTCGTCCCACCATAAAACACTTCCTGTTTGCTCCAAAAGCTCACCTATCAAAGTGGTTACACCGGTAGGCTTGGTTATAAGTGCCGATAAAATTGCATCAGACAACCAAGAATCAGCTTCCGCCGCCCAATCTGTAGTCGGCAAATAGCTAGATGACACGTTACCGTAAGTATTTAGCAGCGTTTCAAGGATCGAATCTATCCGTTCATCGACAAATTCAACACAAACCTGAACTAAATCCCCTTCGCTATGGTCATCTGCTTCGGTATTATTAACGGCTCTTGTTAATGTCAAATTATCCCCGGAACGTGTAAAACTCATTACCTCGTCACCTATTCTTAATTTGCCTGAAGCCGGATATTCCTCATCACCGATTCCGCTTGGTGAAAGGGTGGCAGATGTAGCAACGTCCGTTATATCTGCATTTAATGACCCGGTGTTAGATGTCGGGATTTGTGCTTTCTTATCATCGGCTAATTTTAAAATATCCTTTGCAACGATAGTCACCCTGTCGTTACTATCAACACCTGTAATCTTATCGATGATATAATGCCGGGTTCTCATGCTTGCAACACTTTGTCCTACATACCCCTCACGAACCCTTAAAGATCGGTTTTGAAAATAAGGATTCCTTTTTAACCACTTCCTCCAAAATGTGCTTTTTTCCGAAGGGTTAAACCCCCTATCGCTTTTATACTGATCAACCCTCGAATCATTATAAGGGATATCCTTCATGCGTATAGTAACACTTGCTCTTTTGCCTAAAGGGCTTAGATTAGGATTTCCGTTTGCTAAATTTATTTCGGTAGGATTACTACTGACACTCTCAACTATAGATATATATTGCTCACTTTCCGAAGGACCGGGGAAGCTTGCCGACTTAGTACAAAATCTCAAAGTTAAAGCCGTGCCTTTTTCATAATTCGCACTATCCTGACAAGTCGCAAACGTATTGTAGCACTTAAAATCACCCGTAACGCCGACAGAAGCCGTACAAGGGGAAGTCCCATATGTTCTGCTGCAAAAATCCTGATCTATTTCTACAATAGTTATAGGCTCTCTACCTAAAGTATTTTCATCAACCATTATAATAACTTCGCATTCGCATTAATTGAAAATTGCATCAAATCACGCTGCCCCATGTTTGAAGCCGAAAGGTCTCCGTCAGTCCAACAATAACAAACCTCATCAGGATAACTTGTGGGTCTCCAAGCAAAAAAGAAAGGGTTGTCAACCGCATCTTCGATAAACGGCAATATATTTGTCCTCACCCAAGCTGCCGTTAAATTCGGAAAGTCTGCCCTTAAAAAAGCACCCTCCCTTACTACCGACCGCCCCAGATACTGACCTGTCTCACTAATATTCGGTCTTATTACATGCTGCTTTGCAAATATTATCGGTGTATGACCGCCATAAAGCTGCCTTTCCATAACAAGCTGAACGCCCATAAATATACTTGCAACAGATGGTACGCTTCCGCCTGTGAATTCAATTTTAAAAATCTGTCTGTTTTGGCTTTCAAATAAGAAAAGTATAACCGAATCATCTGTCGGTGTTATCGTATCTATAGTTTGCCATGAAGCCCCGTCCCAATATTGTATATTAATAGTATTTCCTTGAGTTCCACAGTTATGCCCTGCAATGCCTATATAGTCTATTGTGGTGGCACTGCCCATATCAAACTCAAGGTAAGAATCCTGACTTGTCGGCTTCCAAAATGTGGAAGTTAAACCGTCCTGAACATTCTCTTTATCAAAATCGGTAGCCTCACTGCTTGCAGTTATAGCAGCTGCAGCAGAAAGATTGTTATAACAGACCCTCGGATAGTCAGGATTGACAAGACTTCCGTCAATAACTACGCTCACGATAACCTCACACTTCCCAAACTAGCACCGTCACCGATTCTTTCATTAATTCCCTTAATAATATTATCGATTTGCCGACCGCTATACAATTCATCTTCGGTTATTCCGCTTATTACCAAATCTAATATGCTCGATGCATTGCCCGAACCCGTCCCCCCGGAGCCTGAACCGGCTCCAGTAGTTGGCGTTACAGGTGCTGCAGGTGTTGAACCTGATATTGATGGAGCCGATCCTCCCCCGCCACCTGAAAAGGATGTATTTTTAATAGACCGAATATGCTGAAAAGCAACCGCCGCATGTGCCGCTGCCATACCTACATTAACTGGAAATGGGTATGAGTTCCATGTCGTATTAATACCGTCATATGCTTTTATAGTTGCATTTGCTATTGCTGCAACTTTATTTGCTTCAAAAAAAGCTCTGTTATGCTGTGCAACACCTGCTGTTATATTCTCAAGCTCCCCAAACACGGTTTTAGCCTGATCCTTGTATGACATTTCTTGGAATTTTTCTAATCGGCTTAAACCTTGCTTGCGAATTTCTTCAGCCTTATCTTGGTGCCGTATCATCTCATTTTCAAATAATGAATTATATTCCTGTTCTGAAATTAATTCATTTTCTTTGAATATTTGAAGTTTCTCCATTCTAGCGGCATAATTCTCATCTTCTAATTCAGATTTAGTCATTAAAGATTGCTGGAACATCTCCAAATCCCGTTGGAGTAATTCTCTTTTTCTTTCAGCCTCTTCTACCGCTTTAGCCGCCTCTTCTTCAGGCTTACCAACAGGAACCGGTGCGTTAGGATCAATCCCTCCCATACCGCTGCCCGCCATCATCGTTTGTAAATCTATCCCCTCTTTAACCAGCATATTATTTGTTTGCTGTTCCGAATTTAAAGATTTGAGCATATTCCAAACGGCACCCGTTTGAGGCATTGTCGATAATATTCTATCTCCCCATTCCTGAATCAACGGTATATTTTCACGGGTGTTGTCGGCAAGCTCTTTCATAGCATCGGCTGAGTTAATCAGCAAGTTAGTAAGACCCGCATCTCCGATGGCTTTTATTAATTTGTCAAAAGAATCATTCATATTGGACAAGGCGACATTTAATGTATCTGCCTGTCTTTCCATTGCACCTGCAAACTGATTATCGCCGATACTTTGCAGATAACTTGATATTTCATCTGCGTTTTTTCTTATCGTAGTACTAACACCTTGAAAGGTGAATGTAACATTATCTCCTTCTTGTTTTGCTTTTATACCGAATTCTTTTAGCCGTTCAAACTCTCCGGTAGAGGCATCTGCAACCGCCTCAATCATTTGATTAAGGCCCTTACCCATTGCACTAGCCGTATTTCCGTACGAATTTAAAGCCTTTTCGCTCGGGTCAAGACCGAGTGCTTTCATTTTGATGAATGAGTCGACAACTTCCGCTAATTGAAAAGGTGTTGTAGATGCAAAATCCTGTAATTTTTCAAATTCTTTAGCAGCCTTTTCAGAGCTGCCGGTCACTGTAATTAGTGAGGCTTCTAATTTTTCAAATTTCGTAATAACATCGGTCATGCCTTTTAAGGCAAATGCCGCACTATATGCCCCTGCAATCAATGCAAAACTAGCCTTAGCCTTATTACTAAAACCTGTTATTTGGTTATTAGCTTCGGCAAAACCTTCCTTAAGCTGTCGGTTATTAACCTCAAATTTTACTAATAACGAATCAATTGTTGTAGCCATTATTTCTTTCTCACAAAAGGACGTGCTTCAGGAAGATCCATAAGTGCTCGAAGCTCTTTGATATTCATTTTGTTTTCTTTTTTGCGGGTAGCGTGGGTGTAAATAAGCCAAAATTCTTTTGGGTGCATTTTCCAAAATTCGCTTGGCTGAATATTAAAGTTCAAAATTGCAACAGCATAAAAATACGCATGAAAAGGTTCCTCTTCATAGCTGTCGTTAGTTACTTTTTTTCCGCTTGCCCTTCTACCTCCTTTTCATATTCTTCAGGCTCTTTTCCGGTTAAAAGAGGAACAATTAAATTACGAAGGTTTATCATATGCTTGATTAGTCCGTCATTCGTTATCTTTTCAAATAATTGAGGCTTTGAATATGGTGTCGATTGAAGATGATAATATGCATTAACAATATCTGAAACTGTTACAGTTTCTTTGACGCATCTAGTACCATAACCTACAAATGTACCCATTTCTGACTCAGCTTTCTTGATATTTTCAAATGTCGGGTTTAACTCTATTTCTTCACCTGCAAGAGTAATTTTCATAATATTTAATATTTAATCCTTATATTAATCCTTAAGATTTAGTTACGGCTCCGGAGCTCTCAATTGTTAAGCTAAAACCTAACGGGTCATCGGTTCCACCGCTCTCTTCAAAGCCCGTTATAATACCTGCAAAGTCAAGTGTTCCGCCGGCGTTTGAGCCGGGTACAACTATCTGAAAGTTTCGTTTAGTCCCTGCTTGAAAGTCAGTGAACAAACTATCATACGCAGCCTCATCTTTTGTCACGCCTGATATAGAAAAACTAGATGCCATACCGAACTTGCCCTCAAGCAACTCCCTAACCCCTGCATCATCATTATTGGTTACATCAACCGTTCCATTCGAATGTGATGCTGAAACACTCTGAACTCCACCAAATGTTGTGAATGTTTCAGAAGGATTTCCTCCGTCACCGACTTTAAACAACATTCCTCTTCCGGCAATTCCACCCATGATAATTTCTCCTAAATTAATTAATTAGATTGAGTTAAACAACGAAAACGCAACACACCGTGATATGTCAGACCGTCGGGGTCTAAATAAATTTCTTCAAAATCAAACTGAATCAAAATAATATGTTGATTAGAAATACTTATATTTTGATTTTGTAATATTCGATATATTTCCGCATGAATCTGTTTTATTTCTTTGCGACCACGCTTTCTCGACCAGCTATTGATAGTAAGTATATGCTCCATTCCGTCAGTATCTTTCGTATCAAAAGCATTAATTGACGACTCCCCGATTGTTACATATGGAAATGCGGTTTCCTGCTCGACATGATCATATACACCTGTAATAAGACCCGTTAATGTTGCATCACCTGTTAAGGCATCATAAAGAGCCTTTTGCATGTCCCAAGAAGCATAACCGGTCATTTTTTACTATATTTTTTGATGTTTCTTTTTACGTCCCTTGTAAGCTCCAATCGGAACTTTCTTTTTTCTTTATAAAACGCCGGCAGCAAAAACGGTCTGGCTTTAATTCCCCTTGAGCCGAACTCAAGGTTCTTAGCAGCTCCATACCCGCCCCGAATCGTTGCAACCCTTCTTTCCATGCCTTTTTTAGAAACAAAATAGGCAATATGTTTAGTCATATCACCTTCATCCTCGGCAGGTGACTGACCGGGAGCTGATGCTCTATGCGGCGTTTTTCTGTCTTTTACGGGTATCATCTGCCCTTTAACTTTGACAAATCTATCCGCTTTTTCTCCTTTTCTTAAAGCTCTCCAATCATAAAGCTTGCCTGATTTTGCACGGTTTTGAACGTTATGAACTGCATTATTGCGAACCTGTAAAGCCGCCTGCTCTAAAATTTCGTTTACTATCCTATCATGCGTTGCCGAAATCCTCATTATTCTTTGCTTCAAACGGCTAATACCGACTATTGACGGTTTCAAATTGCTACTCCCTGTTCCGCAATTATCTCATTATATCTTTTTCTTTCGTCAGGATTCGTAATTGAACGGATATTCAAGTTTTTCCCTTGCCAAACAATCCGCATTTTTTCACTTAAATCGCTTCTATATCTTATTTTTATTTTATACAAAACTTCGGCTTGCAACTGGTCTGCTTGGGCTTCTTCGTCGATTTTAACGGGACTAACTTTCCCCCAAACCGTTACATGGTTAATCCATGTGGCTGTAAAACCACCGCCTCCGTCTGCAACATCAGATTCTGTCTGAAACTTTACTCTTTCCCTCATATTTGCAATCATGAAAAGAACCTCAAATCCCTATAAGGCTCTAACAAATATTTCGTTGTCATCGGAACTTCATTAAGCGGTCGTCCTATATCTACGGACTCCCTATGTTCGTACAAATGCCCTATCATTTGCAGCATCGCTTGAATAATTTCTTTCGGGATATCGCTACTTCCTCCGTAGCCGATTATAGCCCGAATAGTTACTGCATTCATCTGGCATCTGGTTGACGGAAAAACTTTGCCATAAGCAGGGGCAATTCTTGCCGGCTGACTAATTGTATCGACAATATAATTTGAAGAACCCCATGTTTGTAATTCTCCGTTAGGATCAATATAGGTTATAGAACTAACCGACTGCAAAGGAGGCATTGATACTTCTATTACATCAATAGGAAATTCATCTATCTTAAAATCAACGGTTTTGGTCATTAAAGCCCGTCTGGTAAACCTTTCTGCAAATTCCCTTGCGGAACCTATCAAAGACAAAATATAATCATCTTCGTCGGAGTGATCCACACGGAGATGATCTTTAGCCTTTGAAATAGAAATAGGCTCGGATTCCGGAGGCGTAACAACCGTATAAATCATTTTTAACCTTTAGTTAGCTCTTTAAGTATTTTCATCGCTTCGGATTTTTTTATTGCCTGCTCGGTAACCTGTTTATTTTGACTGTCAAAAACGTGGTAATAACCGCCGCCTATATGTTTTATTTCAAAGGCACCACTTGCTTTATTATTTATTTTTGATGTATTTTCAGGAGCATTTATCGTTGCAGTTTCAATATTTTTAACGCTTTTTGCTAAGTTATTAGCCGATGTGCTTGCCAAATTTTCACCTGTATTACTTATAAGTTCTGCATATTTACAGGCAATCAGCTCATTGGCTTGGTTTTCGGTAACGCCGCAAGCCGGAATATCTAAAACAGATCCCGGGTTAAAAGTTCCTTGGGGACCGGACATCATCGTTCTTAATTTGATTTTCATTATAATTACCCTTCAATAAATGTTATTGTGCCGGTTTTTGTGTCACCACCATTTGCTATTACGCACTTAATACGCTCATCAACAACATATATTTCGTGCAAAACCGCCTCTCCTCCGGATGCATACAAAGCGGCGACTCCGGCGGTATCATGCACCGGTTGTTTCGGTGATATTGTTTTAGACGCATTTACATTACTTTCCGTCCATATATTTTGTCCGGTTGTTTCTGATGTAATTGTAAAATCAACACCGTCCGCAAAATCTGTTTTATCGTAAATAGCATTTATGATTTTGCCGTTGAGTGGTTTTTCTGTGTAAGCAACAGCATCTCCGCTTGAGTTTGTAACAATTTCAACAATATGTTTTTTAGCGTAAGTCATAATTAACCCTTTCTAAGCACCGTAATCACCGGTGACCATTTGAGAACCGACAATAGTTTCTCCCGTATTTGGAAGTGATACTACCGGATAGAATCCGGTTTTAGCAGTATCGGTTATTTCCAATATAAAAACACCGGTTGCCAAGGTCTGCACTCGTAAAGCCTTTTTAGCCGTAAGTGTACCCAAAACAGTACCGCTTGCAGCTTTAGCCGTAACAGTACCGCTTGCAGTAGTTGCCGTCAGTCCTGCACCTGTGGCAGCATCAGACAGATATACATCTAAGCTGTGCGGGGATTCTATTGTAGTGCCCGCTGCATTTTTAACCGTGATTGTTACCTCGGACACATTTGCAGCAGCTGCTGCATATGAAAATGTAACATTTGTTGCCTTGCCGGCAGCTTCCGCCAACTCCGAGCTTACATCGGTGCCGTTTATTTTCAAAGCCCCGCCAGTTTCAATGTTAATCTCACCACCGGCGGCTACAACCTGTTTATTGCCGCCCTGTTCCATATATACTTTTGTATTAGACATAATACTTCTCGTTTTTTATATTATCAAAAAAAACGAAGGACAAATTAATGCCCTTCGATTAAATAAGGCACCATTAAAGATTATGCTTCTGCAGGACTAACAACTTGCGTTGATGCTGCTACCGTAGATCCTTGAGTAATAGGCTTCTTCTTTGCACCATACTTAACGGCTATAGTATTACCATAGGCAATATTTGCCGTAGCACTTGTCAGATTTGCTCTCAAATAACGCTCTTTTGGTCTATAAACATCAACAATAAGTAACTGACCGTTAATGTCATCATTGGCCGCCGATGTAACTGTCGCTATCGCTCCTGATAATGCCGCCATTCCGGAAGCCGAGTTAGCACTATTTTGCTCAATATTCATAGTTGCAACACCGGTATCGGCACTATCGGTAATAGGCGTTATAAAAGTTACTCCCTCAAAGCCCTCCATATCAATGATATCGCTGTCAGAATTAATACTACTTCCGGCTGCTATAGGTGCTAGAACTTCTTGAAATTCCACATTTTTTAATAAGTTCATGGATAAATCTCCGTAATAAAATTTAAAAAATAATCAAACTATAGTGTTTCTAATTTTTAATAATAATGTCATCCCTGTGAATTTTCGTAGAAAATTATAGGGGGATCTGTTTTAATTGACAGAAGATCCCCGAACAAGTCGGGGATGACAATTATCAATAAATTTTGGAAATACTATAGAATTACGCTAGTTTGACACGAGCAAATGCTTCGGCAAGTACAGGCATACCGTCCGTTTCTTTGCGTCCTATGAACCCAACTTGATTTGTCTCGGCATAAAGCTCATTCAAACGCTGCATTTCCATATCCAAAGCATCGGCTATCCAGTAATATTCAAAATTACCGATAATTCCTACATATTGACCGGTAGTGAATGTGTTAGGTGCATATTCCGACGTTACAAATGGAATCCCGTTTATTGTGCCGTTTTTAAGATCCAACAAATAACGACCCTCGCCATCTTTTAATTGACGAATTTGTTTAATTCCGTCTCTATGAAAAATCCACGTGGATTTAGCCCTATGTTGGTCTTTTAAAGACATTTCCGCATTAATTAAACCGTCCGCCGACACTGATGTCGTAGTATTTTGACTACTTACATCACGTGACGTTGGAATTCCGTTGTTTGAAGCAACAAATATACCCAGCGGTTGCTGGCTTCCGTTACCTGTCAGAAAAGCCTTTTCTTCAGTTACGCCAAATTTATAAGCCAGACGTTCCATCACTATACTTTCAACATTCATCATGCTTTTTCTAAGGAGCGATTTAGAAACTTTTATCCTTTTAGCAACCGGATGCGGTTTTAGCTCTCTTTTGCCAAAGCTCATTGAACCGTCTTCACTTCCAGTAGCTATCTCCGATGTCCAGTCTGCGTCATCAGGGTCATTATCTAGCGAAGCCGCACCAAGACTATCTGCATTTGGAACCGAAAAAACATTTGCAATCCTTCTTATCGACACAACATCATCAACAGCTTTTATAAGCTGCATTACAAATTGTTCAGGAGCTACAAGATAACCACCTTGTGTATCAGAGTCAGCTTGTAACGCTCTAATTTCTTGGCTCTCTTGACCCGATGCAACCCACGATCTAAATGATTCGATGATTTTTTTATTCCGAGCCTCTGCATTATTAGAATCTTCCGAAGAATTGTTATTAGAACTTGAAGCCTGTTGTGCCATTTCACGCTGCAAAGCCTCACGTTTTTCTTCACGTTGTATGTCAGATTTTATATTTTCACTGTCTGCAAATAACTTATCAAATTTATTAGACTCTTCTTGATCAAATTCTCTTTTTTCTTTGTCAGCAGTCTTTGTCATCTCATCTAATTTATTTAGAATGGATTGACGTTTTTCACGTAGTTGATTTATACGGGACATTATTTTCTCCTAAAATTATTATTTATTTTACTTGTTGTCCTAAAAACATCATCTGATGAGCAGATACGGACATTCGTTAACGAATTCGGATTTAATCCGATGGCCCGTTGGCAAACGTTAACATACCTACTGTGTTTAGAGATTGGCTAAAGCAAGTTTTCTTTTGTAACTTTTCAAAGAAGGTGTAAATGGTTTGTTGTCTTTTTTCCAGACATCTAACGACCTTAAAGCTACGTCAGTTTGGGTATATGCAGGATATGTAACAGGCGATACGTCAAATATCTCCACTTCTAATAAAGTCCTGATATCCTTTCCCGCTTCGGTTTCCCATTTATCTTTTATAGTTCTGAATCCAAAGGACATTTGAGTAACATCGCCTCTTTCCATTGATACCATTAGGTCTCGGGCAAATTGTGTGTCAGGTGGTAAAATTTCAATAGCAAGACCTGTTTTATCTTCACTCAAAGTTAAAGTTCCCGCCTTATTACGCCCCAAAATAAAATTAGCATCATGATTCCATAAGGCTCTAACATCTGCATTTTTTAATGACTTACTAAACGCACCGGGTTCGATTTTTTCTTGGAAACCACCCAAATCTTCAGAAAGTTGATTAAATATGGCAGCATGACCTACTATTTTTTTAGTTAAATCTTCACCTTCTCCTTCAGCTCTAAGTTCGATATTACTGACATTAAAAGCTCTTCTTTCAACACCTTTCATTTTTCTACCTATTAATTATTATTAAGCAGCAACTATTTGACAGTCACATCCCTCATGTAGCTGAGGGTGACCGATGCTTCTTTTTATTTTTAATGGAGCCGACCCATCTATATTAATCTCATCGCCTTTTTGAACGAAGTTTGATTCTATAGATACAACTTTACCGTCTAAGGAACTGCACAAAGGACAATTATCGCCTATTGTTTTCCACTTCAATTGCCTTATACCGTTTTTCTTGTATGTTTCTTTTTGAATAGCAGAAGAACCTTGCACAACTTCCCGCAATGCAATTTTTGATGGTCTTTTTTCTCTCCACTCGTCAAAGCGGCCATTTAATGACTGCACTAAGTTATCAGGGTTAGAGTTTATTATGCTGCCGATTTGTTCTTGCGAAGATAATATATATCTTTTAGCCATATTACTGGAATATTTGTTAATAAACCTCGTTATTTCAGGCGATATGGTTTTTGAAGCCAAGCCTATTTCATCAGCAGCAATAGCGTATATACTTGCTGCAAATGTCGTTAGTGACGGCAACATATTCTTTTCAATATCAACATCGAAATTCTTGTAAAATTCATTAAGCCGGCTTTTAAATTCAATATCAGAACCTTTTGTTAGGTATTTATTAACAGCTCGTTGCAACGCTTTTATTTCAAAACGAACAATACGGCTTGCAGAATCGTTGAATATAGGCTTAAAAGCAGCCTTTGTTCTGCTAATCTCTTCAACGGATCTTTTTTCACGAAATATAGCTTTTCTATTTTCAAAACTCCTTTCATCTTTTGATGGCGGAGTATCATCACTATCATAAAAATTCCCGACTTTATCAGCCGGTATCATATTAAGCGGCACTAAATATATATCGCCGCTTTCTCCGATAGGATTCATGTTTTCTTTTCTGCGAATGTCATTTGCAGACAGCCAGCCTTTCTCACGTCCGATTGCATAGGCTTCGTAACGACTTTTTATATCACCACGAAGAAGACCGTCAAGCAAATGTTCGATAAAATATTTTTGTCTATCGTTTTCTGACAACAAATCTCTTGCATAAGCCTGCTCCCACGAAACGGCTATCGGTCGCAGAGCATCTACAACATATTCAATTGCTTGACTCTCAATATTTTTAAAAGTTGAACGCTCTAAATCTCCGATTTTATGCGGTGGAACTCTAAACATTCCGCAAATTTCGCTTCTGCTAAATTTCTTACTGTCAAGAAACTGTGCGTCATCAGGACTTATCCCGACTTCTTTATAGTCCATTCCTTCTTCTAAAACCGCAGGTCTATTCGCATTTTCAGAACCTTTATGGCGTTTTTCCCACGATTTTATTAATCTGGTTGCGGCTTCTTCAGAAAGCTTTGCAGGATGCTTTAACAAAAATCCGGGAACAGCCCCGTTTGCGAATATTTTGGAGCCATATTGATTTGTCGCAAGCGAGAATCCCAGAGCCTCACTCGCCTGCTCAATTCTTGACTGACCTTTGATACCGTCATTACTAATATCGGCAAAATGATGCATTTCATGCTGCAAAAGAATTCTGCTTTTGCCGTTAATAGGTGTATATTTATACGCAATATGTCCGTCCGGAGCTTTAAAAGGAAAAACTCTATCGGGATGAAGAGGTATTAGTTCACTTAACTTGCCGCTGTTTAAATATATTTTTTCTGCATAACAATTGCCACGAAGAAGATAATGTCCAAGCATCATTCTTCTAAAATCTGAACTGGTTTGCCATCTATTGGGCTTGTTATGTAAAAGGTCATATATAGGGTGATTAACAGCCCTTTCTTTACCTTCATTTACCAATCTTTCATATAATATCAGCGGTATCGTTGCTATATCCTCTGCGATAACTCTCACGCAGTTACTAACAGCCGTTAAAGTCATAGCAGAATCAGCCGTAACGCTAATTCCTGCCGATGAATTCGGCATTCCGGCAAATAACCATTTAACCAAAGCAGGATCTCTTGGGTGTCCTAAACTTTTGCTATTTGAGCGTTTAGACTTAGAAAACCAAAACCTCATAGTACTATTAAACCTCTTTGCTCATAAACGGACTCTTCGGCATCATCCGTTTGAACAATAGCACGTCCGATCGCCATAACGCCTGCCATAATACCGTCAATTTTTTCCGCAGATTTACCTTTATCAGGCTTTAAATTACCTGCCGGATCTTCTTTTACGGCAACATTGCTTGCCATCCACTTCAAAACAGGGTTGCCGCCATGATTTAAGCGTCTGGCTGTTATTATTTTACCAAATTCTTTTGTCGGAGCAGACAAACTGCCGAAACCTTGTCCGAACGGAACCATAGTAAGTCCGTCACCCTCTAATTGAGTTGTTATTTGCGTAGCATTCCACCGGTCGTATGCTATTTCTTTTATATTAAAAAAGTTTGATGCCTCATTTATATCCAAGCGTATCTGATCATAGTCAACAACATTTCCTTCGGTTGCAGTTATATATCCCTCATCTGCCCAAATATCGTATGGTACTCTATCTCTTTTTGCCCTTTTATGTATATTTTCTTCCGGAACCCAAAATGTACATAATAATGCACATAGTTCCGGAAAAAACAAAACAAACGCCGCCACATCTTCTCTACTTGCCAAGTCAAGCCCGCCGTAACAATCAAGACCTCTAAGCTCCGAAGGATTTAAAACTGCCGGACACTCGTTCCAGATGTCCATATCAATCCAGCGACTTGCTTGCTCCGTCCAAACATTTAAGTGTAACCTTTTAAATGAATTCTGCTCGCCGAGGATCTCTTGAGCCCTTTTGCACTTATTTAAAAGGTCTTCCGGATTAACTGAAATGCCATAATTCGGGTTAGCCTTCTTAAAAGAATCTACGCTTGTCCAATCGTCGTCTTTATCGATAGATGTAATAAATGCAAACCACGAATCGTCTGTTATTATTCCTTCTAAAACTTTCTCACTATATTCATGATGTTCCCAACAAACACTCAGCTTGTTAAAGCCGGACGTTGTTATTTCATAAATTAGAGGTTGTTCCCTCGCACCAGTTGATGTTTGCATTACGTCGACGACACCACGTGTCTTATGTGCGTGAACTTCGTCAATTATAGCACCGTGGGTGTTAAGTCCATCCATTGTATCTTCGTCAGATCCCAACGGTTCAAATTTATTAGCTGTTCCTGCAATATTAAGGTTTGAATTTAGAATATTTATCTTTTTTCTAAGCGATGGCGACGATTGAACCATCCTCTTAGATTCTAAAAATACAATTTTAGCTTGGTCTTTTTTAGTAGCAACGGCATATATTTCTGCTCCACCTTCACCGTCAGCGATAAATAAATATAGTCCAACACCCGCTAATTTCGTACTTTTTCCGTTTTTTCTCGGTATCTCTTCGTAAACGGTTCTAAATCTTCGAAGTCCGTCTGTGCGAAGCCAACCAAATATACATCCGATAACGAATTTCTGCCAATCTTCTAACTGGAACGGTGTTCCTGCCCACTTACCTTTTGAGTGGTTAAGAAATCGAAAAAAATCAATAGCATGATCAGCGGCATTTTCATCAAAATAGATGCCTCGTTTTTTTCCTAATTTTAAGTCATCTAAATGACGCTGACATGCCAAAATATGAAGTTTGCATGCAGGTCTTTTACCGTTAACTATTTCCTTTGCATAACGAGTAACAACATGATCAGGTTTTTTTCTTGCCACGGTTTAAAAATACGTCCAGCGGGTCATTGTCACCTGATGAAGTTGAGCTGACTTTACTTCGTGAGCTTGGTGTCATTCCAAACTCTGATAAAAACGACCTCATTAATTTCATTGATTCATCTGCTATTGCGATTGAAGGATTTTTCCTTCTCATCTCCACCCCCTCACGATTGATGTAAGTAAAGGTTATTCCGGTTTTGTCGATATCCTCTTCAGCTTTTTTCCAACGACTGTAAACAGTGCAATACGCTTCAAGAGCAGTCATATCAACAGGGGTCAACAGACCCATGTTAAATAATTCTTTCGCAACCCTTTTCCATTCCTTACGACCTTCTTCATCAAGCCAAGCCGGGGGTGGAGGAACTTTTTTGACAGGCTCTGGTTTTGGTTCGTTAGGATTAGATCTATCTTTGCGAAAAGTCCCTTGAACTACCTTAAGATTCGTCGGTTTTTTTTTCCTACCTGCCATAATTTTTTATTACCACATTTTACTTTCATTTTGACATCACACACTCACTACTGTACATAGCGCTGTCCGCGCCTTTAATTATAGAGATTCGCCCCCCCCCTCCCTTTGTTTTGAAAGATGTTGAGAAACTCTTTCAAGGGAGGAGTTAAAATATTTTTCATCCTGCTCTATGCAGATATAATTACGCTGCGTGTTGATACAGGCAATAGCTGTGGTTCCGCTGCCTGAGCAGTTATCAAGAACAACATCACCAACATTTGTGTAGGTATTTATTAACCATTCAAACATTGCCACAGGTTTTTGTGTGGGATGCATGCCACCCTTATCATGGTTAAACTGTTGTATGCTAACAGGGTAACGCTTACCTTCATTAACTGTTTCAATTCTTTTAGCGTTACGATATATCCGGCTAACACTTCTTGATTTAGTTTTGTAAGCCTTACCCTCAGTAAACTGCGGGTTATATGTTGGTAGAGCTTTATAGAAAACTAATATATTCTCATGCTTTCTAAGAGGCATCTTCTTAGCATTGAGAAAGCCTGTGCTTCTGGTCTTTGACCATATAATCTCATATCTGAAGAACTTACGTGCGGCATTGACCAAGTCCGTTGCAAAAGGTTGCGTAGCAGTCAACACAACAGGAGCATTGTTTTTTGTAATTCTCCAATAATTATCCCATAATTCTTTAGGATTAATCACCTTATCCCATTCGCACGATGTAATGCCATAAGGCAGATCACATAGAACCATATCAATTGATTTATCTTCTATGCCGGGTAATATAGATAGACAATCACCATTGATAATGGTGTTATTTTTAATAGGTTCATTCATGTTGCTAATTCTAATGAATTATATCTAATGTCCTGATGGACTAAGAACCTTAATATTTAAGGCTATACTTTCTTTTTATTTCCAAAACCTCCGTCCTCACTCACAGTTTTTCTTGAGTGACAGCTATGGCAAAGTGTTTGCAGGTTGCTAAGTTCGTTTGTGCCTCCTTTAGAAAGCGGCAATATATGGTCGACATCAGTTCCTGCAGTTCCACAAACAACACATAGAGGATTTTGCTTTAAGAACCAAAGCCTAAGCTTTCTCCACTTTCTACCATATTGTTTATTATAACCTGCCGGACGTTCTTTATTAACCTTAGACTTTCTATTTCCTTCTATTTCTTTTGTATGCAGCTGACAGTATCGGTTATGCGTAAGTTCCGGACATCCCGACTTACAACATGGTTTCTTATGTTTATAAGGCATATTCTCATCGTCTTCTGCATAACTACTTGCTACACAGAAGTATTTCAATCGATTGATAACTTAAAAATGGTATAAAAAAAGCCCGCTTAGAAACAGGCTATAGATTCAGTAATTTGATTATGTTTACAACCATAGCTTTACTGGTGCCAGTAGTCAAGAGTTTTTTTATTTTAAGTTATTGATGATACCGTACTCTTTATTAAGATTATTAATTGTTTTTTGTATGTTTTGATATCTAGGCCCTAAAATAATTTTCAAATCATCTACATGAGCCTTTTTTAACCCCAAATCTTTTCTTATAATATTACGGAATGTCCCATTAATTGGTTGACGCAAAAGCCTAACCATAGTATATTGATATTACCACATAACAATAACTAAGGTTAGACCGATGAATATTATACAAGTTTCTAGACAATTTCCAACACAAGAATCTTGCATTAAACATTTAGAGGTTGCTAGATGGCGTGGCGTTCCGACTTGCCCTTATTGCAAATCAGAGAATACCAACCCATTAACTAAAGAAATGCGTCACCACTGCAATGGTTGTCGTAAATCTTTTTCTGTAACAGTTGGAACTATATTCCACGATACACGCTTACCTTTGCAGAAATGGTTTTTAGCAATATCACTTATATTAAATGCAAAGAAAGGTATATCAGCACGTCAATTAGCACGTGACTTAGAGGTAAACAAAGATACAGCGTGGTCAATGGACATGCGTATTCGTGAAGCAATGAAAGATGATGGTCAAATGTTAACTGGCATTATCGAAATGGACGAAACTTACGTTGGTGGCAAACCACGTAAAAGCAATAAGAAAGATGATGACGATTTAAACCCACCTTCAAAGCGTGGGCGTGGTACTAAGAAAACTCCTGTTGTCGGCATGGTTGAGCGTAAAGGTAATGTGAAAGCATCTAAAGCAGATAAAAATAGCCTTAAATCTAAAGATTTGAACGAACTTATAAGAAAAAACATCAATGCTAAAGGTTCTGTACTTCTTACAGACGAGTACAGAGGTTATAACAAAGCACATACAATCCTTAAGCACTATAGAATCAATCACCAATCAGGCTATGTTAACGGTCAGATTCATACTAATACAATAGAATCGTTCTGGGCTATCTTAAAGCGTGGTATAATTGGTCAATTCCATAAAGTATCTGCAAAGCATCTTGATAAATATCTAAATGAATTTTGCTATCGCTATAACAATAGAAAACAAGATGTTAACGCAGTGTTTAACGGTGTTCTTAACGGCATGTTGCGTGCTTAACGCATTTGTTGTTGACATGTTTGCATTGCGTTAGTAATATACCTTAAATTAATTTTTGAGGTCGTAATGAACCCTGTCTTAAATGATTTATACAAAGTAAGAAATCAAATAATTGAAGAGAAAAAGCTTCATGATGTAAGGCTTGAGCATATAAATGCACTCATTAACTCATATCAAAGCACTGTTAAAATAGAGAGCAAAAAAGAGTCTGATAATTCAAATGTTATGATGCACAAATTTGTAAAACCATATGAATTAAGAGATATAGCTGAAAACTTTATTGAACAAAACAAAGGTGCAAGCAAGAAAGAGTTGTTCGACTATTTTGATTCAATTGGTGTTACTTTAGATAATAAAGACCCTAAACGAGTTTTTGCAGCGCATTTATCGCATGATAAAAGATTCACATATAATGCAACTGATGATAAGTGGTTATTATCTAAGTGGGCAGATAACTCTGAAGCTATACAAGAAATTTCAGAGGGGGGAATTAAACAACTTTTCGGATAAAACCCCTCATTACTTGCGGTTTTGAGGGGTTTTAGTGCAGTGATACGGTGACACCTATGCACACCAGTAAAACACTACGAGTCGTAGATTCGTAGTGTAACAGTGTTTACTGGCTAAGTCAATCAAATTCACCGAAATGTAATAAATGAGGTGCGTTATGCACATCAAGGACGTATATGTTCATGCGTACATTCGTTATAGAATGAAACGCTTCGAGCATGTTTGTCAACATTTCAGAAGCCGTCCGTCTTAACGGATAGTTTGAAATAATGTAAGGGCAAGTTGTGTCGGCTACCGTACTCCTTGCCCTTTTAACGCTGCCCTGTCAAATACAGGATAGTGTATATTGTCAAACCTTCAACCAATTAATGGGACATTCCGAATCATTATTTAAACTAATGTCCAGCGCATACAATGAATTAATTGCATCAGATCTATTCCTTTCTATCATTGCTGCTCTTTGGGTGGAGTACGCCATTTTAGCGCTAACATATGGTGTTAAAATAGAACCAACTAAAACTCCTACTAAAGCCTATACAGGACTAGGTATTTTAAACTTCTTCTTTTTTTTATCACTCATCACCCAAACACCTTCTTATTCATCGCCTCAATCTGCTCCGCCGAATGTGATTCACTCAAATGTGCATATCTCTTTACCATATTTAAAGTCTTATGCCCCAGTAGCTCCGCAATAGCTGCAAGCGACGTTCCATTCATAGCCAAATAACTCGCAGCGGTATGCCGAAGGTCATGGAATCTAAAATCCTTTAACTTGGCTTGTTTAACGGCAGCTCTCCAATAAAGATCTATTTCTATTGGCTGTCCTTTGTTTCTAGACGCAAAAACCCACCCTTCTTTCGGCTGCTTCAAGCTGACGTACAGCCCCTTAAAATGTTCGGCTGCTCTGCCTCTAAGGTATAATGTCCTACGCTCATCGTTCTTTGTTTCCTGAACAACTATTTGCCGTCTCATGCAATCATAATCTTCCCATCTGAGGTTTAATATTTCACCCTTTCTAGCTCCGGTACTGATTGCTATTAAAACAATCAGATGCAGGTATTTACATGAGCTTTGCCGGCAAGCAATTAGCAACGCATCACGCTCGGATTCGTTCAAAAACCTCACACGTCCTCGTGGCTCTTTAAATTTTGTTGCTTTTTTCATCGGGTTCTCCGTTATCCAATCCCATTCTTTGTAAGCCTTTGTCATTACGTGACTAAGTGCAGCTAAATATCTATTTGCGGTCGCAGATGCAACTCTCCTTCTGAGCAAATCACGCTCCTTAGTAACAACTGCAGGAGTAATATTAATAAGCGTGTACGCCCCTATTCTGGCTCTCCACCATAATAACTGCCCTTTTTGTTGCGATATGTAGCGAGTTTTCTTTGATTTTATAGGCAATACGTCATTAATATAACGGTCAATCGCATCCGCCATAGTATATTTCTTCGCAGCAGAATTCTTGTCATATCTCCCCTCACGTATTTCAGTTTCTATCTTAGCCGCCCATGCGACGGCATCTCTTTTTTTGTCAAAAGTTGCTGACGCTACAGGATATCCCTTGATTCTAACCCTTGCCCGATAAACAGCCCTGCCGCTAACTAATATTTTCTTTTCAAAATCTGCCATAATTTAATCAAAATAAATTGTCCTTTATTTGTCCTTTTTGTTAAGTTTTATTATGAATATTCTATATCTTGCCTAACTTTCCCCTTGTTTTTCGGTATGTCATGTAATCTGATATTAAAAACTAATCCCTTTTATTGAAGCGGCTTATTAAATCACTAAGTTTTTCAATCTCTTCGTCACTTAGGTCACCTGATTCAAGAGCGGTATTAACCTCTTGATTGAGCTTTTGATACTCTGAATAAATCTGATTCATTTTTATGATATTATTTTTTGTATTTTGATAAGCCATATAACTCATGATAGTTTCCATTAATTAAATTTTTGGTTTAGATTTGTATCCTTTATGAATAGCAATAACGTCCAACGCTCGCCTCAACCTTTCATTTGCGTAATATTTAGGGGCCGGTATGTGTTCAATAGGCTTTTTTCCTTCGCATACCGCTACCAAAAGAGTACGTCCTTCAGGCTCAAGTAACGAGCCTAAATTACGATATGCTTCCGAGCAGTTTAATCTGAATTCGGTGATGTTATCACCGGCACCGCCGGACGTACTTTCATAACCGGCTGTCACCGACGAGCCGTACAACTTTACAACGCCGTTATACCACACAAAATAAAAGTCCTGCCCTGCCTCCCATTGAGGCCCGTCAATTATTTTTTTGTTGTAGCACCAATCAAAAACATTCTCGTCCCGCATTTTTGCTTTGCTCTTATTTCGGTTGAATTTTATGTCATTTTTTTTAAGACGATGTTCGGGTATCAAATCTTTTACCTTTACCCGTGTTACGTTAGCTCCCTGCTTTTTTTTAGACATTCGTCGTCCTCTGATTTTGCGGTTTGTTTTGCTGATAATAATCCTGAAGGTTATTCCACGTTACCTTGCCGTGAGTGGCCTCAAATCTCTGATAATCAAGTAAATCTGATTGTGTCACGAACATTTTATTTTTTATGCACCAGTTGATACTGCCCATTTTAGCAATTTGTTTTTCTAATGCTGTTAGTTCAGGCTGTTTTTTAGATTTTTTGTAAGATATCGGTTTGTTCTTTTCCAAAAACTCTTCAACGATCTTGTCAAAATACTTCAAAGAACTTGCGGTCTTGCCTCCATTGCGACGCATGGCTTCCCGTATAGCCGGAATGATGTGCTTGTCGATATCCGCACCTTTTACCTTCCACTCATCAACCCTAAGAGGATTTGCAGGTTCGTATCCCAAAACTTTGACAATTTTATTTAAGTCATCATCATCATTTTTTTCAACTTCTGAAAAATCATTTTTCGCATTATCATCATCAGAGTTAAGTGGAGAGTTAGTGTCCGTGTGGCGAACCACCTTTTGCACGTCAGACGGACTACCTTTTTCGTGACGTGGTTCGTCTGGCAAACTACCTTTTTCATTAAGGCGGTTCGTCTGGCGAACTACCTTTTTGTTATATTCCGGTGATGTTTGCTGTATATTTTCCGGATAAATAGCGATATATTCATTTTGTTTCCAACCCTGACCCGAAAAGCCGTGGATTTTCTTTTGTATAAAACCTAATGTTTCTGCTTCTTTTAGATATTTTATCAGGGTTGACCTTGCTAATCCGGTATCTTCAATCAGGCGTTCTATTGACGGATAACACCCCTGCCCTTTATCGTTCATATAAACGCTTAAGGTTAATAAAATATGCTTTGAGTACGACTTCAACTCGCTACTTTGTATAACGGCATCTCGCCAACTCCAAATCCTCATTTTCACCCCCTTACAAACGGTATTTCGTAGGTTTGTAAAATTTTTGCGATATCCTCAACTGAATTTGCATTTTCAACAAAATGCCCCTTTTTAATGAGCGATGAAAATTTTATATTATCGGATATCGAATCTATATTTACGGCTCGACTTCCGAATTTTATATGTAATACAAAATTCAAATGTGCCCTCAAATCAGGATTATACGTTATCAATATATGATAAAAATCAGGCTGATACGGTCTATTGTTCAATGTACCGACTATCTGCCAGAAAACCCGGTCATCAATCAGGCTGCTTTTAAGGAACTTTTTTAAATCCCTCTCGGTTCCCGGCTTATTTTTCTTTTGCAAGCATTTAATGTTGTCTAATGCTCGGTGTTTTTTTCTTTTAAAATCTATTAAAGACAAAACTTTATCCTCCTGATAATTTATTGGTCACGATTGATTGCCCTCCTTAATTGCAACTTCTGATATATGATATTTTGATTCATTTGCATTACTGACGATTGAAACTTCATCACCCAAACATGCTGCGGGTAATACGTCACAAAAGAAATCAGCACCTAAAACGGAGCAGATATAGAAATAATTATCCACCCTAGGAAGACTCATACCGCTCTTATAATCCCTAAGCTGTGCCTTGCTTACACCGATAATTGACGCAAATTTTTCTTCCGATAATTTCGAATTAATATGGGCAAAACTAATGCACCTGCTAAAGGCTTCCTTGGTAAACCTTTCTATAAGGTCTTTTGAATTGTTATAGGACACTTACCTACCTCCTATGCTAAAAATTAGCGTTATGAAAAATTTATTTAAAAAAAAACATGGTTTTTGCCCTTTTTCTTATCCAAACAGAATCAAGTTGTGCGTACATACAAACCAACTTGAAATCGTCACTATTTTGGGTAAGCCAACCTATTGCTTCTTTTTTTTGCTCAAACCTCTTAGCCTCTCGCTTGGAATCCCCCACCTTGGCTCGGGCATCAAGCACCGCCTGAAGAATAACCGCTTGCCACAATTCAACCATTCCGTCAGTGTCGACTACCATTCACACCTCTATCTACCTACATCAGGGGCGAATCTTGCAAAACGCCCCAACTCCCGTATTGTAAAAATTCACCACAAATTTAATCCAAAACAGGAGTATCTGGTTATGAACAGTTCCAATAATAAAATAAAAGCAGAATTGGCTGCTCAAGAATTTGTATTAACATCACTTATCCGTCACTTATCCATAACCGATAAAATTGATTTAGATTCCTATTCCAAGCATCTGATAAGTGCGATAAATCATCTAAAAGAATCTGAAAGCGCTCAATCTCAACAGATATGTATTGCTTTGAGAAGTACGTTAAGCACGCTAAAGGGTAATATAGGTCAAAAGGGTGAGTGGGTTGTAGAAGTTTTACAGGGAGGCAAGGTTGACTAATTCTATCATTAATATCCTTAATAATTTTATCCATTTGTTTGCCATCAAAAGATTTTGCTTTACTCATAAACTTCCCCTTCTTTTGTTGCCGAATCCTCCTTGAGTGGGGTGTTATCAGCGATATATTTACGAATTTTATTGATCGTTCCGGAACGGAGTTCTCTACCCTCTTTAAGACGCATGACAATTTTAGGGTCGTTGCAAGCTTGCCCCCCGAAAGCAGAGGGTGTCATTTTGCTTTCAGTCAAAAAGACGTGAATTTCTTTTAATAATATTTGTTCAATTTCTATAAATTTTTTCATAAACCCCACTATAGTAGGAATACTTTCCTAGTGTCAATAATTTTGTAGGAAATCTTTCCTAGCGACTTATAAATCTTTAGATGGTAAATAATTCCCATTATGAAAATACTTAGAAACCGACTAAAGAAAGTAATGCAAGAAAAAGGGGTTACAGGAATGAAAACCCTTTCTGATTCTGCAAATCTTGAATCTAGTACCGTAAGAAAGTTTCTTGACGGTAGTTCACGAAGCATAAAAGTCGAGACTCTTTATAAACTTAGTTTAGCTTTAAATGTTCAACCTGTAGAACTACTACCGCTTGAATGGCAAAAGCCAAGTGACATAGATACCATAATATTAGAATCTGCAATTACAGATATTTTAACAGCTGATCAACAAAATAAAACAAAAAGCACTCCCTCACAAATGGCAGGGGATATTGCGGATTTGTATAAAACTAAAATTAAAAAGAATCTTAAATCAATAAATAATGAGTCAATAAAATGAAGAAAATATTATGCATTATTGCTATTTTAATTAACACCTCATGTGCAAATATTCCGGGAATGACATTACCGGGGCAAGTTAAAGTTCATGAGTCAAGTTTTGACGGTTCAAAAGAAATTAAACTGGAGCCTGTATTTGTAGAAAAAGGTTGGTTTAAAATAGGCGGTTTTTGGAATTCAAAGAATCCTGATCAAGTTAATCTAGTTGGCGAAATAACTCAATCTATTGTACATATTGAATCTGATGGCGGATTGCAATTTAACATAGATGATAAAATAACTAAATTAAGCTCACCCGATATTAGTACTAACTTTGAAAGTGATTTAATCAATGGTGCCTCTTACAAACAATCAAAAAAGCATTTTGTAACGGATATTCAGTTGTTAAAAAGTCTTGTTGATGCCCATGACGTGAAAGTCAAATTAATTACAGCCGACGGCTATCGTGAAGGTGAAATAAATTCAAATTCTGCAATGAGATTAAAACCTGCACTGGTTAAATTTTTAAATACAATTCAAGAAGAACAAAATAAATAACATTCTTTATTTTTGTATAAAAAACTAATTAAATGTTTGATTAATTAGTCAATCATAATCACAAAATAAAAGGAATCAAAATATGACCGACGAAAAACAAGATAATGATAACCAAAACACAAAAGCCGAAAAACCACAAACAACTAATCAAATGATAGAAAAGCTTAACGAAGGGATAGCAAGTCAGGAAGAAATCGGCTCAAAAGGGGGAACAGGAGTCACGAAGGGAAATAGCTAACAATATAAATCCCAACCGCTACCACAAGGCTTATTTGCATTACGATTATTGCCAGATTAATATGCTTTCCTTTTTTGGCGTTTAGTTTTGCATTATGTTTTATCAGCTCTTGCTGTGTGTATAACTCCCAATGCAAAAAATGATTAAAATCTTTGTTCAAGCTAACAGGTAATAAAGTTTTATCCGGTTCATTTCCCGATGATAGATATATTTGTGGCTTTATTGAATGAGAAAGAATAAATACGGCAATTAAAAAGCCTAAAATCATTACAATAGAAGGGATAATAAACAAAGGCTGATCAGATTTTAAAACAAATGGAAACAACACAGAAATATAACCTATTGCACCTGTGATAATAAAAAAGGCTTTCTTATCTAACTCTCCGCAAGCCTCCAATCCTGTTTTTAAACAAATCTTTGCCTCTTCCAGTGCATATTCGGAATATTCTCTTGTAACTTTGGACCAGTCTAAATCTTTAAACGGTTTTTCTTCATCTAAATTCATATAAACCTCAATATATTTTATATATAAAACCATTATCACAAAATTTATATTTGTGCAAAAATATGTATAATTTTTTCGTCATTACGAACAAAGCTAAGCAATCCAACCAAGATCACTCGAAAGTTTAACGATTTATTAATCTTTTCTACTTATAAGCGAGCTTGGCAGCTAGCCTCTTAACCTTTTCAGGTAGTTACTTATGACAAGAAAGGGTCGATTAATGTCTAATATTCTTACCTTCCCCAAACCTGCCCAAATTATAGATTATGCAAACAACATTGTAATACACGATGTAAGAAAACGTCATAATCTAACCTACTGCCTCAAAACCAAGTCTTGCCTTTTTGCAAATAAAACAAATCCCTATTCTTGCAAATATTATTTTAAATGCGAAGGTAAAAAAAACACTTTAAAACTTTTTTTATAAAAACCTAATACGCTAATCTTAAGCATATCAAAGGCTTTCCCTCGCTTTTAAAAAAGTAGGAATACTTTCCTACTTTACTATTGACTAGGAATATTTTCCTATATATAATTATATTCATCAACACAAGATGGATATAAAAAATGGGTAATAAAAAAGAATTTGAAAGAATCTCAAAAAAAACCGATCAGGCACTTAGATCGCTTGAGATGAACATAGTTAATCGAATTTTCGAATCATGCGTACTATCCGAGCAAACTCAAAATGAATTAGTCCGCATAATGGAAAATAGGGATGCTTCCGCAATTGAAAATCGCAAAGCGGCAATATCCGTAATCCTAAGCACCGATAACATTAACAGCAATCATATCTAGGGAATGTAACGATGAAAGCACATCAAGAAATACAGATTCGCTATTTTTTATTAGCACTTTTTATGACCGCCATAATGGTTGCCTATCATTATAATGCGGCTGATATATGCACCGCCGATTTTTGTATTAAATAACGGATATAAACATGGAAATCGAACAGGAAGTAAAGCAAATAATTAAAGACCATTTGGTAATCACACCGCCGGTAATTGAGCTTCAATCAAGAATAATTGATGATCTGGGTGCCGACGAAATAGACCTTGTTGAAATAGTCATGATAGCGGAAGAAAAATTCAATATTAGTATATCAGATAGAGAAATGAACCGTCTGGTTACAATGCAGGATCTGGTCAATATAATTCAATCTAAAAAAGGGGATAATTAAAATGTCTAAAATTGACGAAATAACCGGAGAGGTTAAATCTGACGATAACGAATCAAATGATAGTGCCAGAAGTTTCACACTCTTTCTGGCAACTCTTGAAGACGGGGAATTAAATAGCGAGCTTTCGCAGGGCTTAAGACAACTGTCAAAAAAGATGAACGAGCATTGTATAAATTACGGCAGTAAGGCAAAAGGAAAAATCAAGATTGAAATTGATTTGATTCTTGAGAAAGGTTGCTTCGATATCCGTAGTAAGTTCAAGGTCACCGAGCCTGAAGCTCCAAGATTGCGTTCGATAGCGTGGGCTGACAAAAGCTACAATCTTTTGCCTAACAATCCTCGACAAAACGACATGTTTCGTGATGTAAACGTCCGTAAAATTAAAACTATTTAATAAATATTAAGTTCAACTTTTTAAATTAAAATAAGGAAAAAAACAATGTCCGAAAACAATCAATACGCAGACATATTAGAATCTGTAAAGCAGCTTTATAATCCGGAACTAAAAACAGTTACCCACGGTGACAAATCTGCTGAAGTTTTAATATTACCCGAAGGTAAAAAGGCTTGCGACATAAAACCGTTTTTAGACAAATATTTGACGGCTCCCGAAAGAAGAAAAGGCACGGCATTTGTAACACAGTTAAATAGCTTTATTGACCACGTGAATCGCTTCAAAGATGATGACAGCGTCATATTTGCGAATAACGAAATGAGCAACCCCAGCCTTACTGCGGTAATCGACTATCACAAATCAACCTATGAAGGCGAGCCTAGATTCGGTGAGCATAGAACACATTACCAATTCCCTTTATCGAAAGAGTGGAAAAGCTGGCTTGCTTTTGATGGAAAACAGCTTTCACAAGCCGATTTTGCGGCTTTTATTGAAGATAGAATAGGTGATGTACTACATACCTATGACGGTGACTTGGAATCTGATGAGAAATTAAAAGAACTTGCCGAATTATTGGGCGGAAAGTTTGCAGGTCCGTCTACATTAGTAGCTTTTAGTAAAAATCTCGAGGTAAATGAGAACTCAAAAGTTAGAAATTCAAATAATTTATCTTCCGGAGAAGGAGCTTTAATATACGAAACCGAGCATGTCGACAGCCAAGGTGCTCCGGTGAAAGTTCCCAACATGTTTTTGATAGGACTGCCGATATTTGTTGGCGGCGACATATACAGGGTTGCGGTAAGGCTTAGATACAGAATTCGCAGCGGCTCTATATCGTGGTTCTATAATTTATTTCGAATTGAAAATGTTTTTGAAGATGCCTTTGAAGGTGCCTGTGAAAAAGCCAAGCGAGAAACAGGGCTGCCGTTGTTTTTAGGTTGTCCCGAATAAATCTAAAAGGTCGGTATATTTAAATATATATCGATGAAAAATCGGGGTGTAGGGAAATGGTAGACCTTATAGCCGAAAAACATTGGTGACAGCACGGAGAGACGGCGTTTAAAATAATAACTATGGAGGCAAAAATGACCGCAGTAGCAATAGCAGCAATATTCGGCTTAGTATTCACATTCGGATCTGCCAAATGTGAGAAAGACGGATATAACGATATTAAAAAATGTACTGCTAAATATCAGCAATACAATAAGAAGTAAGTAACTTCTTATTATCGGGGGGCAAGTTTCGTATCCATCCTTGCTCCTCGACCAAACATAGGGAAGAAAATACAGGAGAAAAGACACGTGGAACGCAACAAAAAAGAACTACTATCTAAAGAAGAGGAACACATACTAAAACATTCCGTAGGACACGCTCATAAAAAAGGGCAAAGAGCTTATAGAAATCATTTTGTGACTGATGAAAATACGGTTGACTTCCCTCATTGTATTAACTTAGTGAAAAAAGGCTTTATGAAAAGAGGCAAAGCACTTGGTTCAACAGTTTTTTGGGTAACTGAAGAAGGTGCCAAAGTAATTGGTATGTCAAAAGTAAAATTAAAAAAAGCCATGAGGTAAATTAAAATGCAAAACAGCATCTGCCTTACAGAAAATGAAATACAACAGATAACCAACAGGAAGCGTAGGGATTGCCAGATTACGGCTTTATCACAAATGGGGGTGGATTTTAAACGTAGACCTGACGGAAGTATAGTTATTTTACGAAAGCATTTTAATAATGTAATGGGCGGTGATATAAAACAATCTAATAACCCTGATAAATTTCAGGCAAACTGGAATATGGTAAATGCCTAAGAGAAATAAAGAAAATAAAGGTCTGCCGAAAAGATGGCAATACAAACACAATGCCTATTACTACCGAGTTCCTGTCGGGCAAGAACATTTATGGGATTGGAAGACTATTTATAGGTTGGGGAAAACTCTGTCAGAGGCACACAGAGAGTATGCTAACAAAGTAGAAATAAAACATAATGCAAATACCATAGGTGATCTACTTGATGAATATGCCATTAAGATAATTCCGTTTAAAGCCCCAAAAACAAGAAAAGATAACTACGCTCAGCTTAAGAGGTTGAAGTTAGTTTTTGGAGAGGCTCACCTTATTGATATCAAGCCTATGCACATTTATCGTTATTATAATGAAAGAGCTGCTAAGGTAGCCGCAAAAAGAGAAATAGCATTACTATCACACGCATTCACAGTTGCAGTTGAATGGGGATATCTTAGCCGTCACCCTTTTAAAGGGCAAGTTACTCTTAAAAACAATGCACCAAGAGACAGATATATTGAGGATTGGGAAATAGAACAATGCTCAAAATTAACACAAAGAGCTCAAAGAGGGGGTGTTTTGATGATACAGGCATATATCAACTTAAAACTACTTACCGGTCTTAGAAAAACGGATCTATTGAAAATAGAGTTATCCGATATTACAAATGACGGTCTATATGTCCAAACTAGCAAAACTTCTAAAAAGGCGTTATATTTATGGACCGATGATTTTCGAGCAGCAATAAAAACTGCAAAAACAGTGCGTCCGGTTGATATCTCAAAATATTTATTCTGTACTAAATATGGAAAAAGCTACCTAAATGAAGATGGCACTACCAGTGGTTTTGATAGTATGTGGCAAAGATTTATGAAAAGATTGATAGTAGAAACCGATGTAAATGAAACTTTCACAGAGCACGATCTAAGAGCAAAAGCTGCAAGTGATCTGGAAACTGATGAACGAGCTCAAGAGCTACTCGGCCACTCAAATGTGCTTTTAACTAAAAAAGTTTATCGTAGGAAACTTGTTACAATAATGCCTACGAGATAATTAATTTTATGGGACAACAACAATTTTATGGGACAAGGAGTTTTTAAAATTAGCTGTAAGTTATTGAAAAATGGTGCCGCTTGTCGGACTTGAACTGACAACCTACTGATTACAAATCAGTTGCTCTACCAATTGAGCTAAAGCGGCACTGTGCAAGAAGTACAC